CAATTCCCTTCTCAGCTTATGTTATTGGGGACTTCCGCTCTTTCTATAGTCGCAGAGATACCTATGGCATCTACTTCACAGGTGCTTTATAAAAAAGCGGGTGCGGGAAATGTTAAGGTATATGAGAAAGACAGTTCTAATAGTTGGGTAGAATTATTAGGGGATATATCAGGTGAGAGTGGAGAAAAAAATATACTAGATTCTCATTCTCATGTTTCCGCCCAAACATTTCCTGAATTATATGTTACAAGTAGAACGGGGTTTTTCACAGATTCTGGAGAAATTTTGGATGTAGGTCCAGATGCAGATTCGTTTACGGCTGCAATTTCAACAGAGACGGAAGCATATATGTCAAACCTGGGAATTACAGATGAACCCCTCTTGTATCCCAATGGCCTTGGGGGTGCAAGTTTTGCCACCCCGCCTCACATATTCGGGCAGCCTGTAGCGTCAACGAATTTAACAATTTCTGCAACATGTGTTTTTCGCTCATTTGGAAGCGATAATGATGATACCGGATTGATCCGGCCCCCTATTATATCTATCGGGGTTAGGGATACAACAGGTTCTCCTCAGCAACCCCACGATCAATTTGCAATTCATCAAATGCATATAGATGGCGGAATTCCGGGTCTTAGAGAATGGGACCTAATAGGCGTGACATATGGTCCGCATACCCCCAGTAGTTCTAATTATGGTCTATATAGTGCCCTTCCCGATATCACTCCCTTCTATGTACGCCGGGGAGAAGAGCATTGGTACGTTCTCACAAAAGACGCTCAAATAATAAGTTTCTATGTAGACGGGCAATTAATTGGTTCTCATGATTATACTAATATAGCTTATCCTTCTTCTTTTGGTGCCAATGCCGTATATAAGGAAACGTCTTTTATAGGTACTCGTCGTATAAAAGGGAGAGGAAGTAGCATAAATGGAGTTATTAGAGATGTTGGAGTATGGGACGACGCACTTAGTGCAGCCGACGTCGCATCTATGTATAACGGGGGTTCTAATGGGGAGGTAAGTCTTCGTCGTGGTGCAGATGCAGACATTATATTTACTAAATTCCAAAAAACACTATCTTTAGGAGCAGATCAAAAGCTTGCATTATATAATAGTATTAGATACGGGGGCGAATTGAATAATGAATGGAATCAGTCATGGCATCAATATGGGGGAATAGATTTTATTACAAACTATTTTTCAGTTTATGGGGGTCTCTCCACAGAGTTCAGTGATTACAATTATGACGATAAAGAATCAGTTTACAATCCTTATCGAGGAGGAAACTACACTGAAAGTATCGGAGAAGGCCTTGGATGGTCTATAGATATGAGCGGGGATGGAAAGTCTATTATATCCGGAGCTCCTTACATGTCAACTATAGGAACTACAATGGCTAATCCCCGAAGAAGTTATAGGGACGTTGGTAGAGCATATGTATACGGTCTCGAAAAAATTGATAAATCTATTAATACTTTGGCTAAAAAAATTCCAGGTAAATTAAGTTTGACATTCAACGATGCTTTTAAATTGATAAATGATGCCCAGCGAAGACTGAATCACGACATAACAGATTTTTTTAATATTAGTTTTGATTCGTATAACAAGACGTGTTTTTTAAATTGGAAAAAGCAATGGGACACAGTTCCCGACCAAGCTGTTGATCCTCCAGGGTTAGAAGATTACACTAATCCTTACTGGGCTAAGTCTAATTTAACACAAAAGGTTAATATTCCATTGTCAAAGATAATTAAAAAGGTTCAATTTCAGGTTGGTAGTCAGATTTGGCAGACATTAGAAAATGAAGACATATTAGCTATCCATGCCACAGAACTTACAGAAAGTGCTTACAGGAGTTTACAACTTCAATGTTCAGGACTTGTTAGGTCTGATGGTACTAAAGAAACATTAGGTGATTCAAAATGGGTGCCCGGTAAAAAATATCAGGCAATTATACCTATTCCACTCATTTGTGGTAATCCAATGGGGAAATTTAAAACATATACATCTCATAGACAGGATAGTTATCTAAATTGTTTAGCTAAGGAGCAGCATGTAAAAATTAAAATTGAATACGCTAAAGTTGAAGATATATTTGATACAACTGATGTATACGCATACCAGGGATATTCCGCGCCGATTTATACATTATCATCCTCTGATACGCGAGGTAATTATATTACAAATGTTCCAGAAATATGGAATCCTAATATAAAATTAAGAACAGGTTTATATGGGGAATATATTAAATTGTCTGAAGAAGAAAAAGATATGTTAAAAACCAAAAAAGATAGAATATATAAGAAGCTTAAAAACTCTCAGAACGTAATATTTGACGCTTTTCCAGAAGTTATTCATAGAAATACATATGTAGATATTAAATTAGACACTTTTTCTATATATAGTTCTCACATAATAATAACAATAAAATTTCCGGGAATAACAAAAAATATTCCCTATCTAGAGTCGGCTGAAATAGTGTTAAACGGGACGACTCATTCTGGTAGAGTAAATTCAAATAGGTTATTAGCTGGGGCTAAATCTTTGGGATTATATTCAAATAATTTCACATTAGATAAAGAAGAATTAGATACAATGTATTATACATTCCCATTAGGCTCTAAAGCCTTCGGGGGATCCTCTATACCCCTTAATAGGTTTGATGATATAAATCTAAAATTGTTTTTTACAACCGACGGAGGGATACCCGATGAAGGTATAATTATACCCGAATTATCTAAAGTAAACATAGTGTGTAGAGGCGAAACAAATCTATATTACAACAACGGAATATCATCTATTTCGTTATTTTAATTGTAATTAAAATATAGATTAAATTGTATAATGACTACAGATTCTGCTGGTTATCATGCTGCACTAGAAACTTACACTGGCGATGGAACACAGTCTCTATTGGTAACGGATAAATTAGATACAAACACAAGGTCTGTATTCTGGAATGATAACGACACGACTAAACAAACAATACACGGTTCGGTTTTATCTGAACTTTTAACATCAAGCACTTCTAAGAGTGGTACGTGGGGCGGACATCAGACTTTTTCTATAGATCCAGAAACGGACTGCATAGGAGATCTTTATTTATCAATAACTCTAAATTTAAACGTTCCGGATAGTCCTCTTGACACTGAACTAAACCCAAAGACACTTACTACAATGTTACAAAAACCGTCTTCTAGAGATGCAATAAATGATTCAAGTAAAACAGAACCTATCGGATGGCAAATTCGCGGAATTGGTCATGGGGATACATTACCTAAAGCAGGATACATCGGAACTCCTAATGGATGGTTGCATCTAAAGACAGACGCAAATGATCTAGGTTCTGGGTATATGTATAGCGATACAGGAATGGACGGGGTCGATAATTATGGGCTTCCAATTGAAGCGGTATCTCTTTCTGATAATGACCCTTCTTCTTCTCAGTGGGGCGTAGGACCAGATTCGGCCCCTAGAGCCCAAGCCTGGGAGGATATAGAAGATGTCCTTAAAAAAGACACTGATTTATTTAAGGTCAATGATTTCAACTGCGCAGAAACATATTTAGACCCGTCTGACACCCAAGAGGTAATTTTTCAGAGAAATAAAGACATAGGAATAGGAGAATTTCTTATACAGGATCAGGGAAGAACGGCATCTGATTGTTACACATTGAATACTCATATTCAGAAACCGGTTGATAGAGTTAGATCATTTAATATAACAGATAGTTATTATCACACTGGGATGAGAAATAAGTTTAACGATGAATTCACACACCCAGAACGTTCAGACCAAAACAGTTTTACAGCTAGTTCACTTTTTAATGATGAAAACTTGGCGGGATTGAATGTTGCTATTTCGGGAGCATTTGCTGAAAATTTGTATTCGTTTCGAGAACAAATGATTGGAGCTACATTTCCCGATACAGTGGATATTGCAGACCTTAATTCCAATTTAAACTCTTATAGTACGGAATTATCTAATACTATGAATGTTATAGCATCTGAAGAAAGTCTGGGAACCTGGTCCGGAGATATAAGTGCTGCCGCGGTTAATATCCCTAATAGGGGTTGGGACCATATATTATATTTTCATAAATTCATGCAACAATCGATTTTTCATTCGGCCGTTTATAATCCGCAGGGCGATGCATGGACCAATACTGCAGCCCCATTTGGAGATGGGCGCCCACAGACTGAAAAAAATATTTGGAACCCCGTTTCTTATTTAAGTTTTGACACCGACCAACTGAACAATGGATCTATTGCTTATTTACTCATAACTGCGGATCCATATTCGGTGGAGACAGGGGATATAAATAATCCAGTATATGTAAACTACTATGCTTATGCAATGAAACTCTACATGTCACAATTTCCAATGTCACAAGCTTATAAAAATTGGCCGGGAAATGTAATGCACGTTACCCAAGCGGTCTCAGAAGAGCAAATGCGAGGGAAAGAGGGTGTGGCGGATTCCATTCTAGAAGGGGAAAATGAACCCACTCCCCCACCTAAAGTAGTAGATGGGAACCTGATCTTTTTCAATAGTAATGATCGTTGGGCGGAGCTCACGGAAAATACTAGGTCTTTATTCGAAGACGCGTTTGAAGAAAAGCCTGGAGGAGATTTAGTTACAGCCAGTATTGAACCCGTCCTGGGGGACAAGTACAATCTGGTGCCACCCGTGCCCACCTTCACGAGGGTAATTAGAATAGATTTTTGGAAACCACATACAGTAAATGGGAGAAAAATAACTACAAATGAAATGGAAACATATATAACATCTACTAGATCAATACTTACTCAAATACAGGCAGAGGTTTCAAAATCTGTTATTGATGCAGTTGCCGCTGCGTACGTTGCCCCTGCGCCTTCAGGAGACCCCGTGCCTCCCGTGCCCCTCCCTGCTCCCAAGAAATCTAGGGTTTTTTGGACTATAAAATCTTATAGTGGAAACTCGGATGCTATACTATCTGCTTTAATGTTTCGTAATAGACCTTATAGACAAGCCGGTCCGGGAGTGGGGAATTTTATAGGAGGGGGTGTAAATAATGATTTTGTTCTGAGTGAAAATGATGTCTTGTTTGATCTTGCGGCTAACAATATTAATACGTTCGCCAAGGCGCTCGCGTTCGCGCAGCAACCCGCGTGGCTACCACGCCGTGACCAGCCCCTTGATCTGCCAGTTATGATTAGCAACCCAAATGTTTTTACAACTGACCCTTCCAGAACAATGATGCTAGGTCGGATAGGACTTGACATACCCAATAACATATATAAATTAGGCGAAGTTTTAAGTAAAGGATCTTCATGGGCAGAATCCTTTACAAAACTTATGAGGTTATATAGCGTTTATTTAGGCAACCCAGAATATCCCGGAACCATTACTTTTGCCGGAGCAAATTACATTGGGAGTGATAATGATAATACAGAGGGGGCTTTGATTAAAGGCGGCTTTAATATATCTCTTGGTTCGCCGGTCACTAGCGGTACTAACGCAGGTGACATCGCGCATTTAGTTGGGGGGCTCGACACCCTAACGGCTATTGCAACTGAACTTGCTAATACACCCCCAGCCTTTAATACAATAAAAAATAAGAAGGGTCATGATAATATCATATCACCTAGTTTAATTCCTTCTATAGACCACCCCACCCTAAACCCATATACATATTCTTATTTACCTAAGTATTTAACTCATACGGAGTCTGAGGAGATTAAAAAAATAGGAACCGAGTATATTGATTTAAAATCAGATGGGACATATTGCCTGTACAGGTCCACTGATGTATTAGCGAGCGATTTATTTGTTTCTTATCTTTCTAAAACAGACATTATTAATCTTGTTAATCATTATAATAATAAGAACTCAACAAGTGTTTATCCTCTTACCCCGTCTAGGGGTGTTCCTGAATATGTTGGATCCCTTTCTGGGGCTGGGGCTGGTGATGAAACAGAAATATCTTATCTCCAAAAAATAGAAGCGGTTGAGGATCCTCCTAAAAGACCTGATAATTTAGTATTCTATCAATCAGATTTTAATGGATATTGCACTGCAATTAGCGCAGACGGAAATACATATGCCGTGTCTCAGGGTAGAATGTACGGAGATGATAGTGAGGGGGAGTCGACGGTGGCGGGGGTACAACGGTATAGAGTTAGAAGACCTGGTTTGGTTAGGGTTTATAAAAAAGAAAATGACATATGGATTTTAAATAGGATTTTTAGAGCTCCTAATTCTAAATTGAATGCTAGACCTAAAGGACATGTATGGAATGTATCCAACGGATACACTCAACATGTTGATCTAAGCGGTAATGGAAATCGTATAGTTATCGGAGACGCCGGCGGAGATAATAACTCGTTTACAACATATGATTATAACGTTATTACAAAAACATGGGCAACGAAGGGCGAGGTTCAATACGGCGCCGCTCAGACTATTATTCCTAATGTAACAGGGATTCGTAGACATGTAGACGACGGCGATCTTCCCGAATATTATACAATTGGTTCTGAATTTGGTTCATGTTTATCATTGTCTGAAGATGGAAACAGAATAGCACTGGCACACTCCACCATAGGCTCCACCGCCATCCTCGACGCTCGAGCCGTCCGATCCGCCGCCATCCTCGCCGCCATTGGTGCTGACCCATCGACACCAGAGGGTCATGCCCTCCACGAGGCCGTCACCACCGCCAACTTTGCGTTGGCCGCCGCCATGGAAGAAACCCCACCAGATGAGCACTGTGTAAAAATTTACAACTGGGATGGACTCGGGTGGCAAGAAGATTCTTCTATCCCCGATATTACTCATGTAATTAATCACCCAACCTTCGTGGAACAGGAACTGGAAAGTGTTTTTGGAAAAGAAGAGCTACCTCGCTTCTATCACAGTGGAGAGCTCGGCAGCGAGGGCATGTACGATGCAAACAATGGTTATATGATTAACCCAGATTTCAAATTTTCGCGCGGAACAAGTTTGAAACTTAGCGGAGATGGGAAATCGTATATAGTTGGCAATCATTGGTGGGACCTAGGTTCCCCCGTGTTCGCTGTTTTCGGTGAGATTGCTCCGTACTCAGGTTATTCTGTTTATAAATTGAATCCGCCATCAGCTTCGCCTCATCAATGGATAAGAACTATTAATAACGCGGGCGATTTCCATGGATATGGTTATTCAGTAGCAATTAATTATGATGGTACACGATATGCCACTTCGAACATAAGGCACCATACTGGGATATCAACTGTGACTATTCATGAACCGTCCTTGGTCGACCCTAATAATCATGTGGAGACCGGCATCCCATCCAAAGGTATAATGGAAATATATGGAGAGCCAAATTCGTTTATGGGCACTTCTTTGGCCTTTGATAGAGACGGTACAAAATTAGCAATTGGTTGCCCATATGGAATTTATGAAAAACATCCTATTTATAAAAATAGGACCAGGGATCGGCAAAACAAAAAAACAGGCTATGGGATTGGTTACAAAAGTACATATGGTCGCCGGGACGTCCTGAGCCAACCGATGGGTTCCCTGGAAGCCGGTGATATGTTTGAGGGCCAAGACATAAATACTAAATATATCAAGGAGCGCGGAGGTTCTTTTTATGACACGGTGTTTGGGGCCAAACTTGGATGGGCTGAACATGGTAGTACTGCTTCCCTTGGGATGCGGTCAAAAAGGCAGAGATCTGCCGCGGGGGTTGTATTGTTATATGAAGAAATAAATGGAAGTTGGGAAAGGGTATTAGAAATGGATTCGAGTAGCGGGGAAAGAAATAAGACTGATAAAAAGTCGTGGCCGGGAACTTATGGAAAGTATGGGACATACAAAGGAACCGCCGACGGACTGGGAATTTCTGTGTCGATGGACGGAGATGGAAATAATATATTAGCGGGGGCGCCTTTAATGTCTACAATTGGCAAACTTCAAGAACAACTTGATTGGTACCCAGGTGGTGGCATGACAGCCGCGTATTCTATACACGACGGGGATGGAACTGCAAAAATCGAAGACGGAGATTCAGTATCATCTGTATTAATGGCTGACAAATCTCTTCGTTCTCATACACGCGAAACAGAAGAAGAAGTTGGTAGATCTTATATGTTTACAGTGGGGAAATATACTCACAACCCTACATATCCGACTCCCCGGAAACCCGATGGCGCCAGACCAATGGAATTCGCAGAAGGTTATAACATTGTAAATGATGCCCAGGTGAGAATAAATCATGACATAACAGATTTTATTAACTTACCCGAAATAGGGAAGCCTATTAGATGGGATAAACAATTTGCATCTGTACCAGGCAATGCTATATATCCACCGTTCCGGGGGGATTATCAGAGGCCGGAATGGGCGGATTCTGATTTAAAATCAAAAGTCAAATTTCCAATACTTGGTGTTATTAAAAAAGTAGAAATTCTAGTTGATGAAAAAGTTTGGCAAACTATAGAACAGGCAGATCTTTTAGCTATATATTCAACTGAAATGTCAGAAAGTTCTTATAATCTTATTGGGTCAAATTCATCTGGAAGACTACGCAGCGATGGAACGCGGCAGGCCAAAAATAATGGAAGGTGGATTCCAGGTAAAAAATACACTTTATCTATTCCTATCCCAGGGTTTACAAGTGGAGTTGAGTCCGGTTTTAATAATTTTACTCAACAAACAGAGTGCGGATTTTTAGCAGGGTTGACAGACAGTTCCAATTTTAAAGTTAAAGTTTATTATAATGATCTAGAGAATGTATGGGATATAAATAACGTATCCGCTATGCAAGGATACACCGCCCCCATTTATTCTACTCCCCATGTTACAAACCTTCTAGAAACTGGGGCAAATTCTAGTTCTTTAATAACAGATGGGGCTAGATATGAAACTATTGGGAAATCTTCTGGGAATGGGTTATATGTAACCAATGTACTCGAACCTTGGACCCCAGGCATAACCTTTGATATTAAGATGTATGGACAAAAAATAATTTTACATAAAGACGAACTTAAGATGTTAAAAACTACAATAGGTGGTATAACAAAAAAAATAAATATATCAAAGAATGTCAATAATAGTTTCTTAAATGTATCTTCTAAAAAACCAATTAATATAGATTTAGATTCTGTATCTATGTACGCGTCACATCTTATAATTAATTTACAATACACAAACCCTAATGACACGTTATACCTAAAAACTGCGCAGTTATTTTTAAATGCAAAACCATTCTCTATTTTAGATGGGGGATTTATGAGAGGGATTTCAAATAGGTCTCTTGGGTTATATAACAACGAATATGATATTAATTATAATAATTTAGATCCAAGTGGAGGAAATTATGTATTTCCCATGGCAAATAAAGCATTCGGAGGTTCATCTGTGCAGTTCGACAGGTTTGATTCTATTAGGTTAGAATTGATATTTGAAAATTCAAATGATATAGATTCTGCACAGATTTTAGCAGATAATATTAATATAAATGTAACAGTTAGGGGGTTATCTAGTATTAAATATAAAGATGGGATATCTAGTCTACTTAATTAATAAGATGCACAAATTTAATATACAAATTTAATATACAAATTTAATATACGAATTTAATTTAAAAAAAAAATATATTCGTATATTAAATAAAAATGTCTGGAGCTGTAGCTGCTCATGCTTCGTATAACGGAAGTGGGACCCAGGGTCTTGCTGTTACCAATAAAATTAGCGACGCTTCATCCGGTGATGTAGTATCTGTTTTCTGGAACGACAATGATACCACCCGCCAGCTTTTATATGGGTCGTCTACCCTGGAAGTTCCAACTTCGGGGTCTGGTAAGAATGCATCGTGGGGTGGAAATCAGATCTTTACTGTAAATAACGACGTGGATTGTGTAGGTGATATGTATCTATCCGTTGTTGTAGAATTAAATAAACCAGTTCAAACCAATGTTGTGTCGACTATGATTAAAGACACAGAGCAAGGTGGCTTCGGCCGACTCTCTGAATACAGTGATAAGATTCCTATTACCACCTTCTCCAGCAGCAGCACGCTCAACCCGCGGGTGACGACCACGACACCAGCGGGATCGACGGGAAGGATCGATGCGGTGGATGCCAGCCCAGGCAAAACGAAGTTGAATTTTGATGCTGCCGCGAATAGTCTTTATTTTTTCTTAATGAATGGTGTGTGGATCGTTTACGACTCGTTTGGGACCGGCTTCACCTATCACGATTTAGATAAAGATGAGATAATTAAGCTTGTTAATTTTTATAACGCCGGCGACCATACTATTCGCTCCACCACAGCCGTCGTCGCCGCCACAGATCCCTACAACCTTAATGTCGAGGGCACGGCGGCGTGGGTAAAACCAGTCGGTGGTCCAAGGCTTTCTTACGCGGTTGCGTTTGACCTAATTAGAGCCAAGCAGATAGCCATGCCGACAGAGGATGCGAAAGCTGCGCAGGATTACCTTCATCTCCCCCCTACTGGTGGTGGTGCTAACACGCAGAACGCCGACAAGCGTCTTTCGATACCATGGACTAAATTGTTCGACGAGGTCCCCGATGGGCCGCGCGGCACGAACATCCCGACGGATATTCAGAGCCAAGGAAAATGGGCCGATTCCAATCTTACAACAAAGGTAAAGTTTCCTCTAGCAAATGTACTTAAGAGGATCGAATTCCAGGTTGGTACTCAGATTTGGCAAACCCTTGAGTATAATGATCTTCTATCTATCAATGCTACCGAGATCGCCGAGAGCTCCTACGAACGTCTAGGTCTTCAGACATCTGGCTACGTAAGAAGTGACGGTCAGCGCGAGGCCAGGGGCGAAGCTGTATGGGCCCCCGGTGTTAAATACCAGGCATTTATCCCCCTACCCATGCTCACTAAGTCTATTGGTCCTCAGCTTGAGAATTTCAATCAGCAGTCGGAGGATGGATACCTTATGGCGGCGGCCCCTCATCAGAACGTAAAGATTAAGGTACATTACAGCGCCTTTGATGATATTTTCAATACTACCGGTGTATATGCTAAGGAGGTTTTCAGTAACGCAGATGGAGACTACGTCACCCAGCCCCCTGTTCCCTGGACACCAACTGCCACTCTAACCACTAAGCTTTATGCTCAGCATATGATTATGTGTAACGAGGAGCGCGAGCAGATGAAGAACATGAGTAACGGTATTCCTAAGCGCCTTAAGATGACACAGAATGTAAATGTGCAGGTCCCCCCTAAGTTTTATCCAGACCAGGCTATTACAGTAGATTTGGATCATTATTCTATCTACGGCTCTCATCTTGTCATTACCGCCTCTTTCCCGGGCATTAGCACCGACAAGATGCCGACCTTGAAGTTTGCGGAGCTTAAGCTTAACTCGGCTTCGTTCTCGGGCCAGTTAGACGGGTCTCTCCTTAGAGGTATCACTAACAAGACTCTAGGTCTATATGCCAATCAATTTAATCTAGACAAGGAGATGCTTGATTCCGGCATTGGTTACTACGTGTTCCCCCTTGCGTCTAAAGCGTTTGGTGGTTCGTCTATCCCCCTTAACCGGTTCGACAATATTCGCCTACTTCTTACTTTTGATCACCCCGATATTAAATCAAATGGTTCGGCTTACCAGGGAACTATTAACGTAACTGGTGTTGGCGAGACCACGGGTCTCTACAAGGCTGGGGCTGCATCGCTTGCTATGTACTAAATTTAATAATACAGAAATTCAATACACGAATTTAATAATACACAAATTTAATATACAAATTTAATATACGAATTTAATTTAAAAAAAAAATATATTCGTATATTAAATAAAAATGTCTGGAGCTGTAGCTG